ATGGTAATACTGCGGTAGGTTTATCTTCGGGTAGAAGAAATAACGGAGGCTTTAATACTTTTATTGGTTTTCAATCGGGGCAAGGCTCTATAAACACATCAAATAACAACTCTTTCAATAATACTGCATTAGGTTATTTTTCATTGAATAAACTAACAAGCGGAAATAGTAATACGGGAGTTGGCTCAGCTGCGTTAGAAGATAACACAACGGGAGTTTTAAACACTTGTTTGGGGCAAGGTTCGGGGAAAGACATTACAACGGGTTCAAAAAATGTAATACTTGGATCATTTACGGGTTTTTCGGGAGGAACTGACATAAGAACATCAGACAACAACATTATCATTTCAGATGGTAGTGGGAATAATAGAATACAAGTTGATAGTGGGGGTAATGTGGGTATTGGAGTTACACCAACAGATGCTCATCAAATAAGTAGAACATCGGGAACAACTCAAGACGCAAAAAACATTCAATTAAGAATAGGTTCATCAACTACATCATTATCACCATATATTAGATTTCAAGGGCAAACATCAAGTTCTGTAAATCGTTTTGCGGACATTCAATTAGATACCGTTAATGATCTATTGTCATTTTTTCCTCCATCTCAATATGCAAATGTTTCTTCTGCACTTAACATCTCAACGGGGGGCAACGTGGGTATTGGAACTACTACATTAGATGCAAACGCTAACTTAACCGTATTCGGTAGTTATCAAACTGATTTTATACGAGATTTTTACGGTGGTAATAGAGGATATGTTTTGCGGTTTGGTGCTAATACGGCAAGTAGTGGACACGTTATAGGTTCTCAAATATTAGGAACTTTAGCGGGTGATGATGTTAATGGATCACTTGAGTTCTATACAAAAGATGCGGGTAATTTAAGAAAACAACTCACCATCTCATCGGTAGGTGATGTAACAATTGGCTCAGCAAATGATCCGTATTTATATATGGTTTCAAGCGGTGGAAATGGATACAATAGCCGTTTTAGGATGTACGGTTATGCTGATGGTGGAACTTATGGAGGTGGATTTAAGATTGATACAAGAGATTCTAGTAATGTTTTTAATAACGCTTTAGCCATCTCATCTACGGGTGTTGCAACTTTTACGGGTTTAATTAAGTTTGTTGATACGACTGCGGGAAGCGCGGGAACGCCACAATTTAAAACATTACTTAGTTATCAATATTCTACTATAAATGCTTTATCAACTATAAAAGGAGGAAATGAAGCGGGTGGCACTAACGGAACATATTTAAAGTTTTCTGTTAATTCAAGTGCTGCGGTAAATACACCAATTGATATACTGACATTAAAATCTGCATTTGTTGGAGGAACAACCGCACAATTTGACGCATTAATAAAAGCAAATAACGGTATCAGTTTTCCTAATCAATCAGCGAGTAGCGGAACATCAACAAGCGAAACCTTAGACGCATACGAGGAGGGGACTTGGACGCCTAACGTTGAGTCTACTGCGGGCGGTGCTTATACAATATCAAATGCAAGAGGTAAATATATAAAGGTAGGGAAACACGTGACGGTGCAATTTTATTTTATTGTAAGTAATGTAAATGGTGGAACGGGAGCAAAAATAACTAACTTACCTTTTACCACAAAAAGCGGCGCGGCGGGAGATAATTATATAGGGAATTCTTGGAACACAAGTAACGGCCAATTATCTAGTGCAGTTGCCGCACAAAATGGAACTATTGCTTATTTATATGTATATAGCGGAGGAAATCCAATTGGACAAGGGCAAGGAAATACGGGAACTATCACATACATATCACAAAGTTAAAAATTATGAGTTTAGAAAAAGTAATAAAAATAGATCAAATCGAAATAGTTGGAGACTATAAAGCGATTCAAGTTAGAACGGCAACCGTTGTAACAGATGATGGCGTAGAGTTGTCACGCTCATTTCATAGGCACGTCTTACAATGTGATGCTGACATAAGCGGAGAAGATTCAGAAGTTCAATCGGTATGTAATGCGGTATGGACGGATGAGGTAAAGGATGCTTATCAGACATTTTTAGATAATCAAACCCCAATAGGATAATGAAACAAATAGAACCAATTTCAATATGGCAGAATGGAACAACCAAAACTGCGACACAGTTACAAGTACAAGGTACTAGTGTAACTTTAGGACAAAATGCATCTTTTTATTGGCAGTTGCTAACTGAAGAGGGACATCAAGTATCAAATGGTAACCTCGGAATTAGCGGTGAGCAATATACTGCTTGGGGTGCTGATGATGATTACGTTTATACAATTATAGCAGAGGATTTAAGCCTTGTTATTGTAGAACCATCTGAGGAGGCATCAGCATGAATTTAGAATTAAAGAGATTTAGTTCACAAAATGATTCTACTTTAGGATTACTTTTTGTTGATGGTGAATTTGAATGCTTTGTGTTAGAGGATGAATACAGAGATGTAAAAGTTAAAGGTGAAACAAGAATACCTTGTGGCTCTTATGACATCAAAAAACGAGAAGTACTAAGTGGATTAACCAAAAAGTATAGGGCAAAATTTGATTGGTTTGATTACCATTTTGAAATACAAGACGTAAAAAACTTTAACTATGTATATTTGCATATTGGAAATGACACGTCAAATAGCGATGGTTGTCTTCTCCTAAACGATGGAATAAAATCTAATGCTCATGGATTAAGCCAAAAGAATAACGGCTCAAGCAGTACATCAGCATTTAAGAGATTATACCAAAAGATGAGTAAAAATGAATGTATAACAATTAATATAACAGACAATGTTTGAAAACAAAACAATCACATTTAAGGAGGCAGAGGATTACCACAAAGGTTTAATGATTTTAACCAATGCGGTAGAAGCCTCAGAAAAAGGAGTAGGTTTAGATTTAACCTATAAACTAATACAAGGATTAAAAAAGATTGAGGAGCAAGTTGAATCAATCAATAAGGCTAGGACTAAATTATACGAGGTTTACGGCACTTTAGATGACAAAGGTGTACTTACACCACATGAAGGAAAAGAAGACATTCTAGAGCCTCTAAATAAGGATATGGAAGAGTTCTTAGCCAAAGAAGATGAGTTTAGTTTAATTAAGGATAAAATTAAAGTTGAGGATATAAAACATCTCATATTAAAGCCAAGTTTCTTGATTTTATGGGATAAATATCTTGAAGGATTAGAAGAATATGAATGATACTAGTAAGAATGTAAGAGCGTATATATATGGGTTACTAGATGGAAATGTAACACATGATGCTAGTGCCGTTCCGGTAGTGGCTAAACCAACCGATCTTACTGATTATCCTTACATAGTAGTTCAATCATCTAATTTTGCTGATGATAGTTTAAAAGATAGGTTTTATGGTGTGCATGAAGTAGAGATACAAGTTCACACCAAATTTCCACTAAACTTCGGAGGACAAGATGATTGTGATGACATATCAAATTCAATATTACAATTAATAAGAACTCGTAATGCTACTTCTGATTTTGGTAGTGATACAATGTTTGTATTTAAACAAACTACACAAAGGTATTTAAATGATGATGATGGGCAATTTGATTATTACACCAAATCATTATTCTTTGATGCAGATGTTATAAGCAATAGTTAATGAATGGAAGTAGCTTACTCTTATATATTGATAACGATAAACTTTTATATTCAAAATCTCACAGTTTTTCGTTTAGTGGGGATACGGTTGACATCTCTACCAAGTTATCAGATATATCTGCAATTGAGGAAAGCTACTATTGGGAATCTGCAAACTTCAATTGGGAACAACTTGATGAAACTTGGGAAGGTATAGCTAGATCAAAATCAGTTAGTGGTTGGAGTGAAAGTATGCCTAGTTTTCGTTCAGCAAACTTTTCTTCTGAAGGATTATATGTTGTAGATGGAATAACCCAAACTTGGGACACAACAGATTATTATTGGGAGTTGTTTAATGTAGATTGGGAAGATGGTGCAATTGAACCAAATCCAACAACTACTTTAGATAATTTAGTAATTACCGGTGAGGAAGTTAAATTTGAAATATTAGATAGTAATTTAAATTCTGTATTTGTTGGTAGATGCTATGTGGCTAACTATGAATTAGTGGCTGATAATGAGGGAGCAATGTTTTATAACGCTGATTTTAGCGTAACAAGTGGGGTAGCATAATTATATATATTTTTTTATTTATCTTTGAGTTAAAATTAACAATATGGCTGCAATTAACGGAACTTCATTAACACTTTACGTACCTCAAGGTGCATCGGGATCAGAAACTTGGGTAGCAATAGGATTATCAAAATCTGCTAGTTTATCTATTTCTGCTGATACTCCGGATATTTCTACCAAAGACAGTAGTGCTTGGACAGAAGTAATGGCGGGTATGAAAAGTTTTAGTATAGATTTTAGTGCATTATTAGATTTGGGAGATGATGCTAGCGCAAATGGATTTGTACCTTTATATACTTATTTTACCTCACAAGCAACAATAAGAGTTGCATTTGGTAAAGATTCAACTTATTGGTATGGAAATGCTATCATATCTTCATTAGAACAAAGTGCTGAAGCAGAACAACCGGTAGAGTTTAGTGGTTCTTTAACGGGAACGGGAGCATTAACTTATGGAACAACGGGTAGTGGAGTACCAACATATCCCGGTAATTAATTTAACTTAAATTAAATTTTAATGGCAAAAAACAAACACAGAGGTACTTGTATCATAGATATAGGTGGCAAAAAAAGAGGATTAGTATTTAATATGAATACCTATGCAATATTTTGTGAAGGTATGGATATTAACCTAACTGAGATGGATGTAGTATTTTCTGACAGAAGACAAGCAAAGGCTTTGTGTTGGTTATTTTATTCCGGATGTTTTGCTTATGATGAAAAGAATGGTAAATCTATAGATTACGATATACATGATTTTTATGATTGGGCAATGAGTGTAACTCCGGAAGATACTAATAAGATTATGGAAACCATGACGGGTTCTCAAGAGTTATCTAATTCATCTAACAATGGAATGTCTAGAAATGTTGTTGAATCAACCAAAGATGATATAAAAAAAAATTAGTATCATTTGATGACATATTAGATCAAGGAATAGGAACGTTGGGTTTATCACCCGACGTTTTTTGGTTATTAACATGGGCAGATTTTATTCGAATGCTAGAATCATGGACACATAATCAAAATCAATCATGGGATAGGACAAGATATCAATCTACAATGATAGCTAATTGTGCTATGGGTAGAAAGAAAACAATCGCTCCAAAAGATTTGTTTAGGTTACCACATGACATGGATTCAAAGAAAAAAGTACCATTACCAACAAAAGAAGAAGTAGCTGAAATCAAAAACAAGCTATTTAAATTACCTATTTAATATTAATTAAATTTGTGCTATGACGGAAAAGAATAGAATAGTTTATGAAACCTTGATGAAGGTTAAAAACTTTACAAAGGGTGTATCAAAAGTACAGGCCGGATTTAAGAAGTTATCAAACTTAGCTAGTGCGTTTGCAACGGGTTTTATGGGTTCTCAATTACTAACAATGTTTCAAGATTGGGCAAAAGAAGCCGGTAAAGTAGAAACCGTTAATAGAAGTTTTTCTAGATCATTTGGTGTAATGGCATCTGAAACTGAAGCTAGTTTAATTAAAATGTCTACTATTTTAAAAAGAAATACTTCCGAAATGAAAAAGGGGGCAGTTTCTTTTCAAGCATTTTTTACGGGATTGGGTTTTGCTAGTAAAGCCTCATCACAAATGTCCGTTGATTTACAGAAAATGTCTGTTGATTTAGCCTCATTTTTTGGTATAGCTGATGCAAATGCACAAAAAAGATTTTTGGCAGCTTTAGCGGGTTCTCCGGAAGTTCTTGATCAGTTTGGTATAAACCTAAAACAAGCTGCTTTACAAGTTGAATTATACAATATGGGTATAAAGACAACTGTACAAAATACAAGTGAAACCGTTAAAACAACCGCTAGATTAGCTATTATAATGCGTTCGATGTCATCTGCCGGAATATTGGGGGATGCTTTTAGATCAATGGATACATATGCGGGAAAAGTTAAAGCATTGGATTCACAATTTCTTGAGTTTCAACAAAATATGGGTAATGTTGTTATTCCCGTTTTAATTAAGGGAATGGAGACGTTAAGCGGATTGTTTACTATAATTGATAATATATTAAAACTTCGCGATCTATCTGATTTCTTAGCGGGTAATGCTATTGAAGCAGCAGAAATTAGAAAATATAGAGAGGAACTTGAAAAAATAAAAGAGACTCAAACAATACTTAATTTTCTTGCTGAAAATAATACTAGATTCAGAAACGCTGATAAAGTTTTAAATGATGAAGAGTATGCTCTTTTTGTTTCATTGGTTACAAAAGAAAAAGAATTAAAAAAACTTTTAGAAGAAGGTAATTTAGAGAGAACAGATGAGGTTGAATTAAAAAAAGAACATTTATATTATTCAAATGAGATTCAAAAATTTCAAGTAAGGATTAATGAACAAATTAAAGAACAAGTAAAACAACAAGAAGAATTAAATAGACTAAAACAAATAGAAGCGGATGGTTTTACTTCAGAAATAGAAGCAATTAAAGAAAAATTTGATACTCAAAAAAGGCATCAAAAATTATTTGAAAAAGATTCTTCTGAATTAGAAACTCAAAAACAACTTCAACAAGAACTTTTAGTTATATACGGTAAACAATTAAAAGCGGGTGTATTAACTACAGAAGAATATAAAAAACAAACTGATGAATTATTAGCCATTAATACTGCATTAATGACTGTAAATACTACAGAATTTAGAAGCATAGAAAGAGAAAGAAGAAGAAAAGCTACTAAGGATTTTGATTTTGTTGGAGCGGGTGATAAAATCGGAAGTCTTAATCAGAGAAATTTAGATTTACTTGGGACTTCTGTTATTTCCGATCAATCTGCTGCCATGGCAGATGCTTTACTAGATAAAGATAAATTTATAAATAGAATAAAGAATACATTAAGTAATATAAAAATTTCACTTATTGATGTACTTAAAGGTAGTTTTCAAGAAGATATGAGAATGATGCAAATTTCATTAGAGCAAATAGCAATGCCATTTATTAATGCATCAATGCAATTATTTGATCAAATGTTAACTCCTCCGGATGCTACATTAAGTAAGGAAGAACAAGCAGAAAAAACTAAAGGAGCATTTGCCGGAATTATAGTTGGTTTGGGGCAAGCTATGATGGCAATTGGACAAGGAATGGTTCTTACGGCTATTGGATTAGAAACATTAAAAAAAGAACCTATAGTTGGTGGTGCTATTGGTGTAGCAATGATTGGTATTGGGGCGGGTTTAGTTAAATCGGGAAAAGGTAAGCTACAAAATTTAAAGAATTCAGCACATGCAAGAGATGCCGGAGGAACTGCAAATTCCGGTAGTGGTGTAGGAGGATTTGGAAGTATGATGAATGCAATACAAGGAGAACAAGTTTTTAGATTAGCCGGTAATGATTTAGTAACGGCTATTAATAGAACAAATACATTTCAAGGATCAATAGGAGGATAAAATATGGCTATATATCAAAAAAAGTACACATTAGAGTTTGATGATATTATTAAGGATGAGTTTAATAATTATAAACTTGAAATATTTAAGAAATATAAAACAGAAAATTTAAGCACTTCTGATAATGTTTATATAACGGCTACTGCTAATACTGCTATTACCAAGGGTGATCCGATTTTTATAGAATCAAATGGAAATGCGGTTCGTGCCAAAGCATCTACTAGTTCCTTAATGCCCGCGATAGGCATAGCATACGAAGATATACCTTATGGAAATTCGGGACAAATATTAATTAGTGGTTATGTTAATGATTTTTTGATTTCAGTAGCCACAAATGCATATGTAGGTGAAAACGGAGGCTTAACTAATACTACAACGGGACTTACTCAAGTTCAGTTATTAGGAGTACAATCTACTGTTAGTAAATTTATTTTATTTGATCAAGAAGTAACATTAAAAGGAACGGGAAATCCTATTAAACTTAATTATAATTTAGTTGATGATGATATGTTATCTCCATTTAGATCAAGTTATTTAGATATTTCTTTTTATAAAGAAAGTTTTTCTGATGATTATTCAGAATTATTTGCAGCAGAAAATGATGCATTTAAAGTAACACTTAAAAAAAATAATGTTTTATTTTGGCAAGGATGGATTGGATCACAATTATTTTCAGAACCATTTGCATCTCCTCCTTATCCCATATCATTAAGAGCATATGACGGATTGCATTTATTAAAAAATAAACCTTATTTTGATGATCCGGAAGTATTTCAAGCAACATCTAATTTATTTAATGATAGATATGGTTACCACAATATAGTAGATGTTGTAGAAAAATGTATTTATAATACGAGCGTTTTAAATGACGTTTTTTATTGTATAAATGTTAGTAATTCAGAAAACTCAGATGTTCCAACTTTATTTCCCGTAAGATCAAGAATTCATCATCAAACATTTTTAAAAGGTGAATCAAACTCCATGAATATGGAAGAGGTTTTGCAGATGGTTTTAAGATCATTAGGTGCAACAATTTATCAAAGAGATGGTGATTGGTGTGTAATTAAAATTTCTGATTTTACTCTTTCCCCAATTCCCGTTCTTATCAAAAGAAGTAATTGGATTACCGGTAGTACAACAGAAACAAATTACATAACAAATACACAAACATACACTAGTTCTGATGACGTATCAAAAAACATAAATCTATTTCAAGTAGATTCGGGATCAACCATGACTATTCAGTATCCATTAAAAGAAGTTACTATAGAGCATGAATTTGATCACAATATGGTGACTAGTACAACTATTGATTCTGTAAGAGATTTAGGCGCGGATGATCCATCGGGTACATATTTATTTACTGAATGGGAAACAAGCGGAACTAACATACAAGAGGCGGTTGTATTGAGAAAAAATGAAACACTAAGTGAGGCAAAAAAGTTACCAAAATCATTTATTGAAGCAGATTTAGGTGCTAGTGGTGTAAATATTGATTATTGTGATTCATATTTATATTACCCCGTTTCTCATACTTGTACTGTTGATAGTTCAAAAATAACCGGATTAAGTTCAGAAGTTAATGCTCGTCCATTAGGTAGAAGTTTAGTTGATGATGAAGCGTTTTCATTAATTTTTAGTCCAAAATTAAGATATTTTGATGGCACTACAAAGGAGTATGGTTTTGGTACAGTTGAAACTTTTGAAACATCTATGATTAATAATAAAATATTAAGAATGAACGCAGAAGCCTTTGATCCGGCTGAAGGGCAACCTTTAATTATTGGTGGAATAGGTGTTAGAATTAATCAAAATTCTAGTTCAACTTCATGGAGAATTACTATAACACAAAATAAAGATACATTTTTTACAAGTCAAGTTTATACTACACCCGCAAACACCTCATCATATAACGATTATTTTTTTGGAGGAGGCTCAACTACAAACGTAACTTGGCTTGAATCATTTACTTTAACTCAAGCTGATTATGAGGTATCTTTTGAACAAATTACGGGAAACCCAATTGCATCTTTTGTGTGGTACGTTCAAGGATATAGAGTGCCTACTCCTACATTTCGATATGAATTTCAGCAATGGGGGAGTAACATTGATTTTTCTAATACTTCTGAATCGGATATGACAACAGACTTTCAATACGTTCTTAGAAATGATTCAAGCAACCCTATAACAATTACACCTAGAGAAGGAGGGAATATAGGAACAACACCGCCTAATGTGGGAGAAAACGATTTAGGAGCAGATAATTTTAGAAAAACATGGGATTGCACTATTCCCGCTCCGGATTATTTAAATTCAACCGGATTTGCTGCTAGTCAAATTAGGGGTAAAGGTATTAATCAATGGACAAAATACAGTATAACCGCATCTCAAAATTGGAATTCTAATATATCTAATTTATATTTATCTATGAATATATTTGGTTCAGCTAAAGCATTTGATGCCTCCGGTATTCAAATTGATTTTCCGGAAGATGCCTCCGGTAATCCAATAACCACTAATCCACGTTATACTGACACCTATGATGTTAGTTATTCTGATGTAAAACTATATCCTCTAGTAACTCAAAACAAATTTACACCAAGAGTGCAAGAGTATAAAATAACTCAATCAGCTAATTTTAGCAGTAAAATAACAAAAAAAGTAAAAATAGGTTCGGGTTTATTTAATGTTGGTTCTAATAGATATATAACATTTACATCAGAAAGTGGTTCTACCGCAAAAAAAAGTTGGGATACTTTTCGTGATCGTAGGGGATTATCTGCAACGGGGGTTGAGAATGCCACATTGCAACATTTAGTGGGTGCTTGTTACATGGAGTTATATAGAATTTCAGTTAGAAGATTAGATACAACTCATTATGGAAATTACAAGTATGGTGATAAATTAATGCCAATAGTTAATGGAACTGTAGAAACATTAAACGGAAGTCAAGGTAGATTTTTTCCTATGAATGTTGTAATGGATTTAAAAATGGCTAGGACAAGTTTTAGTGGAGATGATTTATTAGACAATACCGGAACAGATTGGCAGACGGGATTAACTAAAACAATTAAGTGGATTGGTGAGAATGATATTACCGAAACAGAAACTTTAACCTAAAATATTTGCAGTTGTAGAATCTATTATATACAATTGTAGGGTTAAACATTTTTTAAACAATAAACAAGCATATATGACAAAGACAAGTAAATCTCTAAACGAGAAGTTATTTGCTTTACAAAATGAGATAGGTGCTATTAGTAAAGATGCTAAGAATCCTTTCTACAAAAGCAAGTACTTTGACGTTAATTCATTAATTAAACAACTACAACCATTACTTCAAAAGCATAGATTATTGCTATTACAACCAATAGAAGAAACGTTGGTGTATAGTAAAATGATATGTATTGATAGTAATGAGTTTGCAGTTAGTTGTATGAAATTACCGGATATACCCGATCCTCAAAAGATGGGTTCTGCGGTAACATATTACCGTAGGTATACTTTGGGTTCATTGTTAGGATTACAATCCGTTGATGATGATGCAAACCTTGCTAGTAGCGTTGGTAATAGTAGTTCCAATAAACTTCCAAAGGATAGATTTGATAAAGCAATAAAAGCATTTAAAAGCGATCCCGAAGGAGTTAAAAAAGAGTTGAGAAAGTATATATTGGATGCTCCTCAGTTAACCATTTTAAAACAAAACAAAATAGATTTAAAATAATTATGGCTGATTTATATTTAGGTAGTTTGAATATCGAAGCGATTGAAAAACTAAAAAGTAAAGCATATAACAACAAAAATTTAAATGTTGCTATTTGGGTAAATAACGATGTTGATCCAAATGATGATAATGAGAATTGGAAAGCAATTAGCATATCACATGGTAATAAGAAACAAGGTGAAGACGTTGTATATCTTGGTAATGCAAAGAAATTTGTTACTCAAGAAAAAGTGCCATTTTAATGTTTAAAATAAAGAAGGTTATACCGGATTTATCAAACGAATTATACCATTCAGTAGGAGCGGGGATTATATCCTCCTCCTTTTTGAAGGGTGTATATAAACATAGCGTAAGAAAAGCTAAGATACCTTTAGAGCCAAATGATGCTTTAACGTTTGGTTCTCAATTTCATGACATATGTGAATTGGGTAGTAAAAAGTTTCAGAGCAAATACTCTGTCATTCCCGAAGAGAATAGTAATAAAAGAACTAAGGCTTATAAAGATTTTATCAAGGACAACAAAAATGCCATTACAAAGGCTGATAGTGTTAGAATAAATAAAATGTTTGATAACTTAAATAGTAATGAATTTTATCGAAGCCTAGAGGATAATTATGATGTTCACGCAGAGCATTCATTTTATGCAGAAAGAGATGGTTTAGATTTTAGGATACGTCCGGACAAGCATTACTCACATGAGGGTGAAATATTATATGTTTGTGATTTTAAAACTACTTCTGATTGCAGTACTTTTAAATATGACATAACTAAATATTCTTATGATTTACAAGCAGTTTTCTATTCGGATGTACTCGGTATTAATCCGTCTGATTTTTACTTTATCGCTATTGAAAAAACGTACCCGTACACATGCCAAGTGTTTGGATTATCGGATGATTCAATACGAAGAGGTAGAACCAAAATGGATATAGCCATAGGTAAAATTAAAAGAGGTGAACAATCTCTTGGTTACGAATTAGTAGAGAGAGTATAATGTTATTAAAAGATTATAAAAAAGTATTACCAAACGATGTGTACATATTTGGTAGTGGCTCATCTTTGGACTTATATGCAGAAGATTATTGGGATGGTAAGTTTACTGTTGGAGTAAATAAAAGCTATCAGTTTGATAAGCATTTAGATGCAGTTGTATTGTCTCATGGGACTTATATAGAAGACGTAGAGCAAAATTACTCTCATTTAGACTTGTTTGTATCTAGATACGATTCAACGCACGTTAGATACGGCTTAAATAAGTTTAACGATGCAATAACATATGTTTATGATCATTACGAAAACACCGGATTTGATATTATACCAAAAATAGGGTTAATAGATAAGCCGGAAGATAATAAAGTTATTACATGTGGTGATACAGTATGTAGAGCGATTGGTGTATTTGTATATCTTGGAGCAAAAAATATATGGCTAGTAGGATGTGATGGTGTAGGTAATCCGGAAAACAAAATAAACAGAAAGGATTATTACCCTAAAAACGTAAACATTAATGCTACCGTAGGACATGCTACAAGAAGTATGAAAAGTAAAATATATCTAAGAGATAATCTAAAAAAGTACGGGATAAATATTAAATTTTTAAAACCATGAAAATAGATTTATTAACGGTTTATATAAATGAAAAAGATTTTTACGGATTTGATATATTATCTGTAAATTCAAAGTGCTTGTTAAGCATTGCTTATGACAAGTTTTTTAAAAGGCTACAAATAGAAATATTTTTTAAGCCTTTGTATTGATGAGAAAACCAAAGACAAGGAATAATGGCTCAATGACAGAGGCAGCGTTCTTTGGTTGGTTGCGTTCATTGCTTAGAAATAGGTACATGAGGGGTTGGAAACCTCACAATGAAGTTGCTAAAAATAATCGTAGGGCAATAACATATAAAAGCAGATCAAAATGGGAATACCAATGCGCTGATTGCGGTAATTGGTTTTTAAGAAAAGAGATTGATATTGATCACATAAACCCATGTGGTACATTAAAATCTTTTGAAGACTTATCTGAATTTGCTAAGAAATTATTTGTAGAAAAGGATGGATTGCAAGTATTGTGCAAACCTTGCCACAAAAACAAGACATATGACAATGAAACTAATTCACCATTACTTTAAAAATTACAAAGAAGACAAAATTGTTGATCTAGTAATTAAAGATAATAGAGTATACGCTATAAATAAATCAACAAAATGTAAACATATTTTTGTTAATTCAGAGGAAAGTATTAAGATTACAAACAAAAAGGATTTAGAAAAAGTTAAAGATTACATTTATGACAAGAACAAGTTTTAAACATAAACACCAACCAACCAAAGCATCATTGATTTTATTTGATAGTTTGATACATAAAAGAATAAATCAGTATGATAGCTTGGAGGAGGCTTACCATATGAATAGATATGATTGGATGGCTAAAACCAAATGTTATTTGCCAACAACTTACAATGGATATAGAGCAAAAGTTAGTAAAATGACTCGAAAAAAGTTTACGGGTGTTAAGGCAAATAGACTAGCTAATAACTTAGTTAATTTCTATAGAGAATTACAATCATGATTGATTCATTTTTAGAAAATATTGATCATTTACATGATTTGGTAGTGATTAAAACTAATATACCAAAAGGTGTAAAAAAGGATGTTGTAATGCGTATTCGAACAATGAAGAAAAATCTTGTAGAATATGTAGAAAGTAATGCATTAACTGATGTTGATGGTGTAAATGCTGATAAAGCAGATTTTTGGAGTTGGTTGAACAGTAGTAATAGTGCTGAAACAACTTTTATAAAAGAATACGATAGGATATTTAAATGGAAGAGAGGTTGGGTAAACACTTGGACGGGATATTCAAATGAAGGTAAGTCATCTTGGTTGTATTTTATTTTGTTAATAAAGCTATTACAAGATAAAAATGCGAAGGTTGCCATATTTAGTCCGGAAAATTATCCTAGAAATAGATTTGTAAAGGATTGGGTTAAAACTATGTTGGGTTATGATCCAAAAAATAGCACAAAGGCAAAGTGTGAGAAGATGATAGAGATGTTTGAGGATAGGTTATTTTATGTTTATCCATCATCACATGATATTGATTCTATTGAAAATCAATTTCAAAATCTTGTTAAACTTCATCAAGTAAATATTACTGTAATTGATCCTTACTTAAAAATTAGTAAACCTAGTGGAGTAAATGATTTACAGTATTTAACATCATTTGTTAAAAGGCAAGAAGTTTTTGCCAAACAAAATAATGTAAGTCATCATGTAGTTTATCATCAACTAACACCACAAATGGATGAAAGTGGTAATTATGTTCCGGTTGATATGTATAGGATAAAAGGTGGAGGTAGTATTACTGATGGTTCTGATACTGTTAGTTCTGTACAACGTCCTTATAGAAAGACGGATGCTGAAGATAAATCAGTTGTAATAACAACACAGAAGGTAAAAGATTTTGATTTGTTTAGTGACGGGTATTTACGGATTGAATATCATTTGAGTAAAAATAGATATTTTTTAAATGGAATTGATATCTTTGAACAAGCTATGAAGAATAGCGAGTTCAAGACTGAACTATTTTAATATGAAAACGATAATAACGATACTAGCGTTGTTAAGTGCAGTAGCTGCACCGAACGCAACATTAGAGAATAATTACGATACATATTACTCTATAGAATACGATGATGCACCATCAATAGATTCCCTCCTCCAAAGTATTATAAAAGTTGAATCAAATGGCGATTCATTGGCGGTAGGTGATAAGCACATGAGTACACCAAGCATAGGTTTACTCCAAATTCGTAGAGTAATGGTAGATGAAATTAATAGGATTCTCAGAAAACGTAATGATACGATAAGATATTTTTATTCAGATAGGTGGAGTGCGTCTAAATCAATAGAAATGTATTACATATGGAAAGGTTATCACCATAATGAATCTAGTGATGAAGTAATAGCTAGAAATTGGAATGGTGGTACATATGGATATAAGAAAGTATCCACAGTTAAATATTGGGCAAAGGTTAAATCTAAAATGTATGGGAGTAAGAAAAGCGTTTGAATTAAACATTAATATGTTAGAAGAGATTTTAGATGTATTAAATGATGAATACGAACAAATAGAATATGTTGACATATCAGATTATAACAACAAAGAAAAGATAATTGCAAGGTTAATTGAATGTATGTTAAGTTTTAATGAGGATATACACAATGAGATGATAGAAGATGAAATATATAAAATATTAAGCGATGATTAAAGGATATTATCCCCCAAGAGACATTGAAGGTTATCTAGTTGATAACTTATTAGATGTACCAAAAGAATCTGAATTGATTGATTACAACGAGTTTTATAGGTTGTTTAAAAATAAAAAAACGCATTACATATATAAAATTAAAAAACCTAAAAGTCCATTATCAAATTTAATGAGCAAAATTCTAGATTAACACATATGAGAAATTGGACATTACCCACCTACAAACCAAAGGTTACAGAGGTTGAATTTAATGTTAAGAACATACCTAGACAAATTACTCAAGGTATTATTATTAAAGCAGACAACGAGGATTACAATAAAAAAAGCATAGCACATGCTTACATTCATTTAAATGGTGAAATAAAACTATGTTTAGATGACAAAATGATATCGGAAAATGATAATTACTTAGTAATTAAAGTTCTTGTAATAAATAGACGTGATAACAAAACGGAAGGATTAAAACAAATAATTTCCGGAAGTGATTATCTTAAAGCACCTCAATTAGATGCAATAGCATGGTTATGTAGAAAATGGTGTGTTGAATATTATACTGATAATATAATCAACGAGGCCGGTATAATGTTTCCTATGGATTTGTTAACAAAATATGTTCGTAACGAAGGTTTTACTAAGTATCAAGAATAAATAATGAAATTAGGCAAAGCACAGAAACATAACATGATTATTGCTTTAATGGCATTATTCTCTTTCTGTATTGTTGTTTTTTCAATTTTAACAATAGTTTATTATGCGGTTTTTAGTTATAATTAAATCAAAACAAAGTGGGGTTTCTTATCATAGACTAATTAAGCCTTTTGAGAAACTAAAAGAAAAGGGTTGTTCTGTTGACATTGTTAAAACTTATCACGAGCAAGAAATAAATAAATCTGATTACGATTATTTAGTTTTCAATAGAGGACTAGGATATAACTATGAAGATTTGGCTATAATTGATGAGTTTAAGAATGAAGGGGTTAAGATTATCATGGACATAGATGATTATTGGGAACTTCCGGAACATCATCCAATTAAGTGGAGGGAGGATATTGATTACGATATGTGGAGGGGAAGTATAGTAGCTAATTTAGCTTTGGCTGATTACATATGGACTTCAACGGAATGGCTTAAATCTAAAATAGAAAAACTTGTACCTAATAAGCCAATTGCAATAGCTAGGAATGCAGTAGATTATTATGATGAAGATCAATGGAGTAAGGCACAGAGTAAATCTAAACACAATGATAAAGTTGTTGTTGGGTATGCCGGTAGCACAACACATTACAAGGATTTAGATATACTTAAATCACCTATAAGAAGAATAAACTCTAATAAGATTTTAAAAAATAAAACAGTATTTGGTTTGTTTGGTGTTGATCATATGTCAAATTACGGAATAAAAGTTTGGCAAGAGCAAATAAATATATTTACAACCAATGGTAGAAACACTAACTATCAATTAGAATCCGGTAGATCAGTTTATCAATATGCATCTTTTTATGATGAGATGGACATATCAATAGCATCTGTATTGGATAATGATTTTAACAAATGCAAAAGTGAACTAAAGATTATAGAAGCCGGAGCAAAATATAAACCATTCATTGGTACAGATATAATCACATACAGTAGAACTAACGCTAACATAGATTTGTGTACTACAGAGGATGATTGGGTAGAATCAATAAAGGAATTGGTTTTAGATAAAACATTAAGAACAGAACTAGGGAAAGAGTTAGGTGAATACGTTCGGGATGAATATATAATTGATAAAGAAAACGAAATTAGATTAAGTATTTTATGAACCTAGGAGAATACTCTGAATCATTATTTACTACAATATGCATAGGAAAGGGATACACCGTTTCTAAGCCATTTTATTACGAGACAAGGTATGATTTAGTCGTTGATGTAGATAATGTCTTACAGAGGGTTCAAGTAAAGTCTACGGATCATGTGCGTCCGAAAGACAATCAATGTCAAGTTAGAGTAAATTATAACAAAGAGGAGGTAGATTGGTTTGCTATTTATATAAACAAAACCAATGATTGGTATGTATTACCAATAGATGTTGTTGAAGATATTAAGCAATTCTCAATAAAATTAGGTTATAAGTCAAAGTACGATATTTTTAAAAATAATTTTGGATTTGTCAGACATGGTTTTTAGATTTGATTAAATATCAAATTTTAATAGCAAATACATGGATGATACATATAATTTAAAAGAACTGTTTGAGGGTTTAAATCCTAAACCTAAAACAAAATGATTTGTTTGAATTGTAAAAAAGAATTTACTTCTAAAGTAAAGAAAAAGTTTTGTTCAGTTGAATGTAGAACAATACAAGCATACAAGAGAAAACAAATAAGAAGAACTAAACCAAATTCCCTTGACGTGGATAAAATAATATTAAGTCATGATCCTAGTTTAGTTGTTGAAGATAATGATTGGGTATTTTCTGAATCATTAACTGATTGGTGTAGATCAAGTAAAAGTATTACTAGAAAAAAAGATAGAGATAGATATAGAAATAGAAAAAAATGAAAAATAAAAAACACAAACAAAACATGTACGAAATGTTATTGAGTCATGTACAAGCTAAAAAAACTAAGGCTTTATTAACGTTAGATTTACTATGTGATAATCCCGCCGGTATTGGCGATCATTCAACAGATGATTTTTACAATAACGCTATAGATGCTATAGAAAAGTTAACTGATGCTCATGATCAATTAATGACTATAAAAATTTACTTTGATGTCGATAGTTAAAGATTATTTTGTTTTAAGTGAAAGTAGATATGGTAAAAACCTCATTATGTTTTGTAAAACTATTGATGGAGTTTACGCATATAACCATGATAAGGTTTATGATAACCACATAAAACACTTAGAAACATTAGATTGTTGGGGCAAATACAAAAGATATACTAAAACTTTTGGGATTCCTCATCCTTTCTGTTTAGATTGTACATTAATAAGTAAAACATAAACACAAATATTATGAAAAGACATACGGTGGTGGATAGCGTGGTATATTTTTTAATTGGAGTTTTATTAACCTTGTTATTAAACGGGTGTTCACATATAACATACTCTAATGCGGGATACTCTCAAAATATCCCTAATTATTCTGTTATTAATTCTAGTAATCATACTAACTCAACTATGGTTATTACAACTACTAATCCTAATAAGACTTATATATATAATTACAACGATCCCAATAAATTTCCAAGACATTCTTGTAATCAATATACTAACTGTAATCACAATTAAGTTATAGTCAGTAAATAAACCTACACAACTAGAAAAGAATATTAAACTTCTAAGTAATGTATTAGATTGTTTTTTATTCTTTTTTTTTATTAATTAAATATTAAAATTATTTTGTAAAAAAAATAATAATTTCTTTAAAAATAAAATTACTTCACACCAAATTCTTTTAGGGCAAAATCGTTCAGTCCAAAATCGTTCAGTCCAAATTTCTTTAGGGCAAATTTTCTGCCACAGAAAAATCTAGATTTCCAAGATTTTTAGTAAAATCTAATAATTTTAGTAAAAAAATATTTTTATTAAATTAATTTAAAAATTGTTTTGAATTTTGCCTTTTATTGATTATTCGCGCGGTTCAATATCTTAGAACAGTTTAAACCGGCATTATAAAATAAAGTAATAATTATTTTGTTTTTTGAATGTGTTTAAATATACTTGCTATCGAATAACGGCAATATTGCCTTAATTACTAACACAATTAGCAAATACTAAAATTACTAGCACTATGAAAAATACAACTGGAACACCTACAAAAACACAATTATTTAATCAGTTAAAAGATAGAAATCTAAGATTTTCATTTATTAAAATGGGTATTATTAATAGTATTAAAGTTGCATATTATGCAGAAACCCTAAACGATTTTAAATGTAATTTAATCCATGAAATGGACAGATTAAAGCATATAAAAGAATTGGATAACAAGGGATGTTATGAAATATCAGAACACAATTGCAATAAACGTTATGTTTATTATTTGGGTGAAAAACAATATTATAGATCATCCAAAGTAATACATCAAATTAAAAGCCTTTATTTAATGGCTAATTACATGGGTTATAATATATTACCCCGTATTGGCGGGCATGACTTAATAGCTAAATAAATAGAGGTTAACTGAGGAGCGGATTATTTCCCGAAACAAGGTGAAAGCCTTGTCTTAATCAAATTTTAACATAAATAAAAATAAGATGAATAATTTAAATAATGACACATTCAATACATTAGAGAATACCGGTACAAATTACACGGTTAACAAATTGCCATTATACGCAATGAATGAAAAGACGTTTGAATCTATGCAAACCAATTCATTTGGTATTTTTCGCAATGATTCCGGCGCATGGTTAGGCACAGTTGGCGAAAGATACACCACTATTCAAAACAAAGATCTAGTAGAGATAATAGTTAAGATTAAAAATGAATTTGGTGGTAAGATTCGCGGGGGATCCTTTAAGAATGGCGCAAAGGTTTACTATCAAAATAGTTTGCCGGATCACGTGATTAATGAGCATAAGATTAAAAGATTTATAACGTGTCTTAATTCGCATGATGGCAGTGGATCGGTTTCGTTTGGCGCATCTAATACAGTTGTCATTTGTGACAATCAATTTCATGCAATGTCTAAAGAGTTGGACACGTTTAGACACACAAGCAATGCAGAAGCGCGCTTGAAATTAGCCGTTGAAAACTTTAAACTCCAACTAGAACGAGAAAAAAACATAATTAATACATTTGACAAAATGAATGAGGTAAACCTAGATAAAAACATTGTGTCTATGGTTATTGAAAATATGTTCAAAGTGAAACGTGATGATGATATCAAAAACATATCTACACGTAAACAGAATCAAATGAAAACC